GCAAAGGAAGTAGATAATCATTTGCTGACTTATTGGAATCCAGATCAAATAAATGAAATTGCTTTTTGGAAAGATATAAAATTTGCTGAAGAAATATGCCATGACTTTTATAATTGGGTAAATACTTCAACAGCAAACGAACCGAAATATAATCCAGAAAGAGATAGTTTTGACCCTTTAAAAGTTAAAGAAGGCAGGTCCGAACTTATAGAGCAATTGGATGATTTTGTAGATCAGTATCAATTAAATATTAAGTATCAAGAAAGGAGGAATACAAATGCACATACCTAATACAAGAGATCGTCAAATTTTTTCAAGGAAAGATAATATTGACAGACAAATAAAATATTTAGATCAACAGTTAGAAAAGATTTTTAATCAGGCTGAAGATTTAATTGCTGACGGAAAAGAGTTTGATAAATATCTTGAAGGTGGTTGGGATGAACAACACTATTTAGATATTTCAATATTTTTAGAACAAAAAATGAAAATTTTAGGTTTTTATGATTCTATTATCACAGCAAGAAAAATGCTTGAAGCTGCGAAGGATAAAAATGTAAGACGGGTATAAATAAATAATCAATTATAAAAGGGCAGCTTTCGGGCTGCCTTTTTTATTTGTCAAGACTATTAATTTTTTTTTATATCAGCTAACATCACTGGTCCTATGTTAATTAAAGAATCCATCATAAAAGTAGCCAGAACACTGAAAGAAGGGAAAGAAATTGATATACAGGACAAGAACATTTTAGAAGGTTATCCAGCAGATTTGAATGAGCAAGATATTTTAAAAGCTATGAATGCTATTGATGTGGTCTCTGATATTTTGCTTGAATTAGAGTAATTCTATTTTCTGTATTGCTTCCTCGTAACTTTTGCCTAAAGTTGTCCAGTCTGTTTTTTCATCAGGCTTAAATAACCAGCCTCTGTGCAAAGTATTTTTTCCATGTACATTGTGGGGTACCCATTTTATTTTTGCCCCGCTGTAGCCCTTCTCTCGAAGTTTTAAGGCTATGTTATCTTTCTTACTCATCATCAGATAATGATTCAATCCAAAAATCTTCATAAATTATTCTGAATTCTTCTAGTGTTGGTATATTTACATTTGGAACTTCCTTCAAACCCTTGATATGAATTTTATAAGCTTCCAATAATTGTCTTTCAGAATATAAAATCATTTAGTGTATTGTTCTATCTCCCCAAATATTTTTAGGCGGTACATAAATATCTGTAAGTTCTCCAACAACTTCTAAACCATATTCGTCAGCTACCTCTTGAGCCTCACTCATTGAGTGTGCATAGAGAATAGGTCCCTCTTCTGTTTTACCTTGGTGAGTATATTCAGTTATATATATTTTCATGCTTTCCATAAGTCTCTTCTTGCCCAATAGTTTGATGAAAATTTATCATCTTTTGTTAGCTTACCTGATTTATTTCTTATACCAGCTGAACGAGTAAGGTAATTTTTTCTAGCTTCTTTGGAATAGTTGTGCCTATAGTCTTTGTGACCATATCTTACAATTTTTATTTGATCTCCCTTCTTTGCAAGAACTTCTTTTTTATAATCACCTTTGCCAGTGTATCTCTTAGGCTTGTTGAAGCCACTAAACTTTTTTCCCCGATAAACGACACCGCCACTTACTCTTTTTGCCTCTGAAGCTTTAGCCATTATCTATACCTCTTGGTTATTCTTCTTGCTTTCTTAGTTTGTTTTGAATGTTGCTTTCCTTTTTTAGTATCTGCTCTTTTTTTTCTAGTTGTTGCAGCATACTCAGCAGCTGACATAGCTTTGATTGCTTTTTTTGGTAAGTATCTTTCGCCAGTTGCTTTTTTCCCTTGAGTTGAAGGCTTTCCAGATTTAGTCCGCCACTCTTGTTTGGTCCAAAGTTTTAAAGATTTTTGTGATTTTTTTAAAGCCATTATTGATTATGTTTTTTTAATTTTTGTTGTTCTTTCCTGATCTTTAATTGTTTTTTGGTTTCTACTTTTTGGTTTTGCTGTTTAGCGATAGCCGCCTCCTGCGGCTTTGTACTGTTTGGCTAACATCTGAGCCTTTCGAGCAGACCATTGACCGCTTCGACCTCCTTTGTTTCCTGATTTTATTTTATTAAAAAGTCTTTTACGCATAGCAGGTTTTGTGTAGTTACCTGCTTCATTAACTCTGGACTTACTTTTTTTTGCCGTAGTTTTTCTTCTTGGTTTTTTTGCTGCCATAACTTTTACCTTTAGTTTTTTTGCCGTACATATTTTACCTCTTTATTTTTTTCTTGATTTTCCACATCCGTAGACATGACCTGAATGAATTAGTATGTTTCTACCAAGCCCTGCTTTTTTTGCTGGAACTGGTGTGCTAGTTTTTTTCATATTCATTTTCATTATTTACCCCAAAAAGTTTTAGCTTTTGTTTTAGCTTTTTTTGATAACTCTCCATAGTGAAATAATTTAACACTACTTGAAGTATGATTTTTACCTGAGTGTAAACTACCATCAGGCATTTTATGAGTACCTCCTTTGTGCAAAGTCCCATCTTTTTTATAATGATTAACACCTTTCATTTCTTTTCCTTAAATATTAATAAAACTCTATGATAAACCATATCTTTCATATTTTTAAAAGTAACATTATGCTCTGGTAATTCTTGCCAAGCTTTTTTTCTTTCTTCCCGATTAGGGAGGCTTGAAATAGTCTTAGCTAAAGCCATTTGCATACTTGTAAGATACACCAGATCGTGAAATTTTTCATCTAGGTCAGACATATATTCAACTCTTTCTTTGTGAGTCTTTAGAAGTGATATATTTAAGGAATAATCTAATAAACTTGGCTCTCCATCCCGTTTAGAATGTTTGTACTTATAAGTGGAGTTTTTTTCTTTTGACAATTTCGTTTTTTATTTTTTGTTTAAGTTTTTTGGGAGTGTTTTCATTGTCAAACATTTCTTGCAACTTAGCAAAGTCTAAAGCTTTTATGTAAAAGTGTTCAATAGATATTTTGCCTGTAGCTTTATCTCTTTTTTTTTCGCTTTTTTTATATTTAGTAGGCATTTTTTTATCTTAAATTATTAGCTATTATGTTCCAAGCTTTTAACAAATTATCTTTTTCTTCTTCTGACAATTTGCCTATTTCTACATATCTGTCTAGGGCTTGTGCTATTTCCATTCTTGCTTCGCTGACTGTGTTCATTAAAAAAAAGAAAGTCTAGCTAGTTGAAAAAAATAAAAATAAATCAAACCAATAGACAAGCTGGTTAAAAATAATAATAAAAATTTTAAATCAAAAGGATTCAAGACAATATCTCTTGCAATTTTTCTAGCAATTCTCTTTCCGTCCCGTACCTTTTTTCAAACTCTGCTTTATAAGGGTGCCTTGATACTATTAAGTTATTATTGAGACCCATTCGATGATGATTTGGACAAAGACCAATTGTTGATAAATGTGCTTCGGGCTTATTTTTTCCGTTTAAATGATGGACTTCAGCTGGTGTAAAAACATCGTGATGTAATTTACAAACGATGCAACCATGTTCGACAATTTTATTCATCCACTCCTTCTCTTTTTTTGTTGGGGTCCTGCTTTTGAAACTCATCGTAAATAAATTCTAAATTATTTTCTAAGTATTCTGAATATTTTATTTGTTTATCACCCCAAGCTTTTCTTTCTAGACAGCATTCCATATACATAAACTTTGCAAAATAAGTAAATTTATTATCTTCCATTTTTATTTTTTGTTTTTTTTATTTTTGGTTTTGGTTTTTTTAAATTATTAACTAACTCTATATGTTCTCGTATAGTTTCAATTTTTTTATGCCCCATACCTGCTCCTCTCTGATCTCAAGTTTGCCATTTTAGTTCTCCATTCTTCAAACTCCATATCAGCTGCTTTCATTTTTGCCTGACAAGAATCATATTCTGATTTAGCAACAGCAACATCAAGAGAAGCTTTGTAGTATTCATCTGTAGATTCTGCCTTGGCTTTTTGTGCGTTGTAACTTCTTTCTCCATCATCTTTTGCTTTTACTAATTCAATGTAAAATATTTTTTTTAAAATTAATTCTTTTTTAAAAACATTTACTCTCGCCTCTTTCAAAAAGGGAATTATGTCTCTTATTTGTTGATGAAAATTTTCTGCTTGATGTTCCACTAAATAGGTCCCTCCTCTTCTCTCCTGCCAAATGCTACTTCATCTGGGTCCAAAAATTTAGAATAAGCACCATTGAAACCAAGTTCAACTTGTCCAGAATCTCCTAATCTGTTTTTTCTAATAATTATTTCTGCGGTGTTATTGGAAAGAGAGTCATAATATTCATCTCTATAAAGCATAATTACCATATCTGCATCTTGCTCTATGGAGCCTGAATCTCTTAGGTCCGAAAGGACTGGTCTCTTGTCAGTTCTTCCCTCTACACCCCTTGATAGTTGAGACAAACTGATAAGAGGACATTCAATGTCTTTTGCCAATCCTTTCAGTAAATTTGATATATAACTTATTGATGAGGCTCTTGAATCAGAATTGCTAGGAGCCTTATTTGAAGTCATAAGCAACTGCAAATAATCAACAACAATTAAATCAATATCCATTACAGCCTGAAGTGTTTTAGTTTTATTAACTAAAGTCTCAATAGTTATAGGAGACTTGTCATAAACAAACATATTTTTTTCTTCAAAAAAACTTTTCATTTTTCTGAATTTATCCCAGCCATGCAAATCTAAATTACCAGTAAGCAATGAATCCATAGTCAGTTCAGCTTGTGCAGATATAATCTTTTTTAACAGTTGTTCATTAGTCATTTCAAGACTAAAGAGTAAAACATTTTTACCCTGCAAAACTGAGTTAGTAGCAATATTTAATGCAAAAGTGGTTTTTCCCATAGCTGGTCTACCTGCAATAATAATTAGGTCTCCTGATCTAAACCCTTTAATTTTATCGTCTAAAGTTTGAAACCCTGTTTTAATTAAGTTTTTATTTATCTCGTTTGCGTTACTAAGTTCGTGTTCTACGCTGTCAAAAATTTGTGATATTTTTTTGGGACTACCTGTAGCTTTTGTTATTCTGTCACCAATTAAATACTCATTTATTTTGCTTATTTTTTCTTCAATTTTTGTATCTTGATTTACTATGTCTGGAATTCTTTTTGCTAGTGTAAGCAGCTTTCTATTGGCTGTGGCATCTTGCATCAATTTTATCCAACTAGAAATATCATCAAGAATAATTCCTTCTGCTGTTGCCAATCTAACTTTTTCAAACATTTGCTTGTTTAGTAAATCTTGCAGAGAAATAATATCTATGCCTTGTTTTTCAAGCATAATTTCATAAGTTTTTTGATAAGCTAAAATAGTAAAATCACTTGGCTGCAATCCTTTGTCTTGTGCTTGTATAAAAAACTTTTTATCCAAGATCATAGAGCCTATAACATTACCTTCTAGTTCTAAGTTTGCCTTCTCATCCAAATAAAGTGTTTTCATCCATATCTCCTTTCTATAATTGCTTCAAACTGATTTATTCCTAACATAGTCATAAGGCTGGGTTTTTTATCCCAGTAAGAACGAATCCATTTTCTGTGCCCTTCTGAGTTGGCTATCTTAAAATATTTAACCCAGAATTCATTGCTGTTAAGATTTATTTTTTCCCCCGTTTTTGGTGAGACTATACCTTTTCTGGCAAGTTCTCTTAATTCTTTATATCTTGGCTGGGCTTTGAATGAATTGGCACTATGTTGATAAAAAGATTTGTCACACTCCTGCTTAAAAATATTATTTATTTCATCTATGTCTAATATAAATATTTCTTTAGTATTAGTTTTAGTATTGTAGCCATCTCCCGACCCACAGTAGGCTTTCTCTAGACCTACCTGTATTTTATATAAATTACTCGTATATTCGTCTTTGTCGTTCTTTCTATTTTGCCAATCAACTAGCCCTTGGCTTCTTAATTTTTTTAAATTTTCTTTTATGGCAGAAAGCGACAGACCAGTGAGTTGAGTCAAGCGTTTGTGAGAAGGATAAGATTCACCAAATTCATTTGAATAATTTGCCAACACTATCAGAATTAATTTTTGTGTTGGATTAACATTTACTGTCAAAACTTTTGTTATGTATTCAAGCGACATCAGACCTCCAAAAAAGATTTTGCCTGACCATTAAAAATTAGGCAAGAATTATTTGAAATAAAACAATTTTTATGTATCATTGTGTTTTACGGAGGTCTAATCAATGAGTAAAAATAAAATATATGAAGCACTTCATAATGTGCAAAAAACAATACACAAAGAAGGTATTGGCAAAGATGGTCACAACAGTTTCAACAATTATGATTACAGAACTATAGATGCAGTCATAGAGTCTTTTTCCAAGCCATTTAGAATCAATAAAATATTAACCGCAGTACAACCAGATTTAGAAATAGTGACTAAAGCTTTTGATGGCGGCATAACTATGACAAAAATTTCAGGCACTTTAAGATTTATATCTTGTGAAGATGGAAGCTACCAAGATGTTATGTATGCAGGACAAGCAAAATCAAAACAAGGAAAAGACTTAGAGGCAGCAAAAAGTTTTGCTTATAAAACTGCACTTCTTACTACATTCTGTGTTCCATTTTCTGAAGGAGAACCTGAAGAAGAATACAATGAAGTTGAACAAAAAAAAGAAATAAAAAACGAAAAGACAAATGAATTTGTGCCTGTAAAAAGTTCTGGAGATTCTTTTTTAGCAGAGATGGAAGAAGCAGATGAAAGTGAATATGCAGCTATTATTGAAAATTATACTAAGGCAGCAAATTTATCTAGCGACAAAGAAACTTTGAAAGTTATTTCAATAAAAACAGAAGAGTTAAAGCAAAAATATAAGAAATTGGAGAATGCTTAATGTCAGACATAGTACAAGGCTCAAAAGCATGGCATGAGCAAAGAACAAACAGAATTACAGGAACTAGAGTCGCAAGTGCTGCCAAAGAAAATATTTGGTTAAAAGGAGATCAGTGGGAAGCACTTGGCAGGGATATGTATAGAGAATGGAAAAATTTAGAACAAGACCCGTTTGACCAAAGAGCACTTTATGCGATAGCTATGGGTAAAGAAAACGAGCCCAAAGCTTTAAAAACTTTGGAAGGTCTTGGTTATCAAATTGTTCAACCATCTTTTGTTATACATCCAAAATATGACTGGATGGGGATGTCTCCAGACGGAGTTCTTGTAAAAGGAAGAAATGGAAAGACTTCAGCTGTAGAAGTCAAATGTCCTCAAACAAAACCATGTACAAATGTTAGAGAAGAAAAACGAAATTACTGGCACCAGATGCAGCTTGGAATGGAATGTATGGATATTGATGAAATGTTATTTTTTCAATGGTATAGCGATACAGAATATCATCAAGAATGGGTAGAGAGAGAGCCTAAATGGGCTGAGACTTACATACCAAAAGCAAAAGAATTTATGGACTGGTATAAAAAATCTTGTCAAGACCCAAATTATATTTCTGCTTGGTCCACAGATAAAGACGGCACAGGAATACAGTATAAAAAAATAGACAACAATGAAAAAACTGAAGAACTTGCAGAAATTCAAATTAATATTTCTGAACTAGCAGCTAAAAAAGACTCTTTGGAAAAAAGAAAAAAAGAGTTAGCAAAAGAATTAGTTGCAGATAACAAAGGTTCTTTTGAGACAATTACCAAAAACGGAAAAGTTAGATGTCACATGACTCAAGCAAAAGGCAGAGTTAATTATTCTAATCTTGTCAAAGAAGAAAACATTCCTTATGAAACTGTTGAGAAATACAGACAAGAAGGAGACACCAGAATTTATACAAAACTAATAGAGGAATAATATGAGTGAAAATAAAGAGCCACAAAAAGGCAAAAACAGAGTTGTGCTTTCTAGGATTTCTGAATCTGAGTACGATATTTTAATGGGTCTTATTGAGGATAGGGACCATGAATTTTATGCAAGAAGCATTTCTTCTTGTCTTAAAGCAATTATTGGAAGATATGTGTATGAAGAGACAAGTAAGCAGCCAGTTCAAAAAAACTTTTAGCCATAGGAGGTAACAATGACTAAAGAATTTGATAACACAAATAGAGGGTCTGTATGGGGCAATACAGAGAAGAAAAACGAAAACTCAGCTACGCATCAAGGTCAAGCAAACATAACTGTTTCAACGCAGAATTTGCCTAGTGACCCCAAAGGATATAACACTGTAGATAATATAGAAAAATATCTTATTAGAGATGGCGGAGGAGAGATCACTGGAATTAAAATTGATCTTTTTGTAAACGCTTGGACCAGAAAACAGGGGGCAAGTGAAAAGGCTCCTGCTATGAGTTTTTCTTTTAGCCCTAAAAAGGAAATGAAAAAAGAAGAAACACAAAAAGAGTCCTTTCAAGACGACATTCCATTTTAATTCTATTTATTACAAAAGATATACAAATAACTGTTTTTAAAGTAGAATTCTCTTAGATGGAGACTAACTCAGAAAAGAGTTTAGCAAATTCTGCTAGACTCTCGTCAATACAAGGAGAAGCTAGTTTATCTGGCTCACCCTGTAGGGGAGTATGCACTACAACTTATGGAGACTTGAGGTGTGGAAGCTGCGGCAGAGAACAAGAAGATATTACAAATTGGAATTCTTATCCTGATCTCAAAAGAAAACTAATTAACTTAAAAAACGCAGGTCAAGGCTATAAAATTAGGCAGCTTGAGTCGCAAGAATATAGGTGGCAAAAGTTTTCTAAAATATCAAACATAGAAGAATTACAAGTAAAAGATATGTTACAAGTAATTGTTAATGCAGCCACTTTTCAGTCTGAAGTTAATGCTTCTGATTTGAGATGTATTGAAATAGCAAAAAAAATAATTGAGTCAGATCATCGTTTCAACGAAGTTTCTGTAAAATCTTTATTGTCCGAAGATGCCCTCAAGGAACTACAAAAAAAATAATCAAGAAGCTTTTCTTGACGATTTACTTATTGGCAAAAATATAGAGAAAAAAGTTTTAGTTTCTATACGAAAAAAATATCCATCAGCAGTTCTTATTCCTAGAAAATTTTCTAAATATGATATTTATGTTCCTGAAGTTGAAAAAAAAATAGAAGTAAAATTTGATTATAAAAGCCAAGAGACAGGAAACATTTTAATAGAACTTTTTATGTTCAATAAACCATCGGCTTTGTTAGCTACGGAAGCTGACTATTGGGTTATTGATACAGGAAAAGAAATTTTTTGGACCACTCCTAAAAAAATACTTGAGTGCATATTAATTAATAATATTAGATCACAAGAAATAATAGGTGATGGTGATACAGAAATTAAAATAGCTTGTTTAATACCTAGAAAAATATTTAAAAAATACACAGTAAACACATTTTAATTAAAAGATTTCACACAATTGTCACATAACTCACTTGTAATTTATGTAATCAGCTGATACACTTAGACTTTAACTAATCATAAAAGGAGAAAATTATGAAAACAAAAAAAGACAAAAACATTTTTAACAAAGACCTTAATTCAATATATTGGTCTGAGTTATCTAATCTTAAAGATATGACAACAATGCAACTGCTGCAGTTTGCATTTGATGAAGCTATCTGGGGTTCTGGTTTTGAAATTTCTGATGAACAAGCTATAAAAATTAAAAGCTTGTTTATTACAAATTACTTTAAATTAGAGTCCAAAAGAACTGAAGATATAGGCTTGGATTTTGCAAAGCAGGAAATAAAAGATCAGAGGATAAAATGAAAAAACAAAATCAATCGAAACATACAAAACCTTATGAGTGGTCAAAGGGTACTTACACAGCAGGAGAAATAATAAATAACGAATGGATTTATTATGATTATTTTGGCAATAGCAATATTGCAGACGAAAACAGATTTGAAGAAAACGAACAAAAGTTTTCTTGGAAGATGGAAGAAGAAAAATTTAATTATTATCGCACTCTCGTTTATTTCCCAAAGCATATATCAATTATTAAAAATCAAACAAGCACAACAGATACACAATTAAAAAAATATGTTTGTAGTGTAATCCTGAAAGAAGTAAACGATGAAACTAGAGAAGCCAACAACAAAAAAAGGAGGAAGCATGAAATGTCTAGAATGCCAAGATAGAGGTTGGATAAAAGCAGAAGGCAGGTTAGGTCTTGAAATACAAATGTGTCAAGAATGTTTCTTATGTAAATCAGATGAGGAAGCTTTTAACAAAGCCAGTAAAGTTATGAACATATCAAAATATAAATACGATGAATTTGAATATAAGGAGGAAGCATGAGTTGTGAAATAAACGACAGAATAAAAGATAACATCTTGGATAAGATTGCCGAGATGTCGTTTGAAGATAAAAAATTATATCTAATTAATTATATGAAAAACATAATGACAGAATATAACGA